CTTCACACTTGATTGTCCATTAATCCTTATTTGTAATATTTTGGAAGGTAGAATTATGCAACAACTTCTAAAATATTGTTGTGTTCATTACGTTTCAATGCCTAAGAAGGAAAAACTTATAGAATTCTTTAAAAAAGATATTCCAGATCATTTGTATCAATTAGGTGATATTCGTAAAGTGTCGCAAAGTTTAATTTATACCGATAAAAATGGTTATTATATTCAAGGAAAAGAAGAGAGTTTAGACAAAAATATTCATGTGGCTATAAGAGCGGCGTGGTTTACTTTATTTGAAAATTGGGGGGAAAATGATGAATTAGATCTTGAAACTAAGGATGCGAATCTGGCCGGCCTGTTATTTCATCAAAATCTACCCCTATTTTTGGAAAAAGTTCCATTTGAAGTATATGAGGAAATTCTTGATTACTTGCGATGGAGTGATAGAGCCGATTTCTGGGCTTTCTTTCATCAATGCTGGAATCTTCTCCCCCTCTCCTATCGCCTAAAACTAAAATACCCCAATCTTTATCTACAACGCTTTGAAAAACCGAACAAAATTCCTGAATGCTCTGAACTACAATATACGCTTGTATTAACTAAACAATCTGCGCTTTTTAATGCCTGGAAGGAGATGAATCGTGTTTCAAATGAGAATAATATTCCTTTTCGATGTGTTACACAGTGGGCAACACATCAAACAGGTAAGTTATATGATACTCTGGGCGTTAAACTTGAATCTCCGACTTCAGATGGATTATCTTCAGAGGCTGGTGGCGGCCAATCCGTTGTGCCGCCTGTATTAAAACCTGCTTTAGTTCGCAAACGGGCAGTTCGTGGAAAAAAATCAGATGTGAAGTAGTCGCTAATGATAATCCCCTTATTAAATCAATATTTGATACAAATATTATATTTGTTATACCTTCTTGAAAATTCTTTACTGTTTTAAGTAGTGAAAATAGATTGCTTTCTATTCTTTCTGCTTTTAGTCCTAATCTGTCAATTTCATCAAATAACTGATAATATATATTGTCAAATGATGAATATATTATAAATTTACCAGATTTATTTTGATTTAATATATCTAGACATACATCCGTTTTATTTTTTGATAATATTTTATTTTCCTCCGTTAGCTCCTGTAAACAGCAAATATTTTCAACTGATAAATCGTTTCTACATGTTGGACATCTATGACTCGTTATCATATTTCTTAATACACATTTACCGCAATATAAATTATAACAGCATCCCACAATTGTGGGATATTCAGCATGCTCCAAACAAATCATACACTCGCCGTCTTCTACTTTTCGTCTTATTAATGAATGTTTTACGTTTGGAGCCGTTGTTAAATAGTCATTTACATTCTTAAATTCTACACTTAGACTCTGAAATATATTTGGAATTTTAGCAGAAGTTATAGTCGGTTCCATATTCCTGGTCAAATAATAACTTATTAGTATATTTAAACTCATATTTGGACGGCATTGTAACACGTCTTTTATAACTGGTGGTAAGTTTATATTTTTATAAATCAAATCTGTACAATTTCTTAAAATAATAGATCCCCTATTTTGATGAAAAAATGGCAAATAATCCTTGAAAAATGACGATGATGTTAATTGACCTTCATAATGCGGTGAGGTGGCGTCCACTAACCAAGATTCTAACTCCTTATTAAGTATTACTCTATCTTTTAAAAAATATAAACTATTCTTAACTATAGACGCATTCTTTAAAATTAGCGGAATCCAATTATTTGTAACAAGCCATAAAAACTGGAATTTTAACGGAGGATCTGATGAATTTATATATATCGCCGATGCCTCGTCAATTACCACATTATTCCATTGAATACCATGCTCTTGTGCGTATTCTTGTACGAATTTATAGCACTTATTTGTTGTTAATACAAAATTACTATTTACCATATTCTGAGCCAAATCTCCGCCAGCACGTATAAGTCTTTTTGTTTCAATCGCAATATATCTGCCTTTTGTTATATCACCGTTGACACAAAATGACGTATGTTGGGCGATTTCTTGTCGCCACTGATTAAATAAACTATGGGGTACAATAATCAAATTAGTTGATAATGCGTCCGATAATTGATATAATTCATGTGAGAAAAAATATTTTGATGAATTATTCGTTAATTCACATGTTATTCTTGGAAATGTGGCAACCTGTGATGCTAAATATGCCAGAATACTTAGTGTTTTTCCTGTACCAGCTGGGTCGCCAATTACTCCAATTTTCCCATTTATTGCTTGACTACCTAGTACAAACCCCCTAGTCATTTTATCACGATATATATGCATTCCATTTACTAGTGCCGCCTGATGCGGAAATAGCGGAGTCTTAATTACTGACGCAATTGCGGGTGTTTTTCCTGGTACGATTATATTATTATACGCTGTATTTAAGACATTTAATTTCTCATATAAAAATCCCTCATCCATTCTATCTAATTATTATTTATTTATTAATAAGCTTTAGGCAGTTATATATTAGGCAGTTATATATTAGGCGCCGACGTATTAGGCGCCTATAAGCTTAGATAAAAATCGCGTATATTCTTGTCTTTAACTAAGTCTTCTAATTTGAACGGACATTCTTTAAACTTTGATTGAAATATTCCTACTTGTGCCATATGCTCATCTCTTAATTCACTCTTATTCGCTGTATTATCTGTATGGCATATAACTAAAATTGTACTTAGAGGATTTAATTGTATCATGGGATTCTTAAATTCTTGAAGAAAAGCGCCTTCTTCTGCTTTTGTTACAAACTCATTGTATTTGTGCGTGTCTGAATATGATTTTCTCCATGCCATTGTCCCATTTGTGGCATGACCCTTATGATAAGGACCAATTGTATATAGTTTTTTTGTATCAATATAATACATATTCATCTCTGAACTTCCTGCTATATTTATTTTGGGTGACTTATCGAAAGCTTCTATTACACTAGATACTCTGTCTGGTGGATAATAATCGTCGTCGTCCATTGCGATAATTATGGCACCTTTAGCCTCGCTGTTTAGGGCATTTCTTTTTGCACCGATACGCATCTTTTCATCTATTCGAATATATCTAATATTTGGTATAGTTTTTGCGGCCTCAGTAAACAAGTCCTCCACTTTATCTCGACCATCGTCCATAATTAGCCACTCCATCTTTTCCTTTGAAAATATCTGGTTTCGATATATATCTATTAATGTTGGAATAAACATACGACGATTATATGTTGGTGTTACAATAGATACTTCTATCATTTATATTATATATGATAGAAGTATTTATATTCCCTCTAAATATAAGAAATTATTATACCAGATCTGCTACTGTATTACGTTCTAATGTGGGTGCTACTGGTACCACTTTTGGTGTTAGTGCTGCTACTAACTCATCATGTCTATCTGGTGGGGGCGGTGGTTTTGTTTTTGTTTTTGGTAGGAAGGATGATAGGAAGGATGGTTTTACTGGTTTTACTGCTGTTACTGATGTTACTGGTGTTACTAATGGTGTTTTGGGTGTTAGTGCTGCTACTAACTCATCATGTCTATCTGGTGGTGGTGGTTTTGTTTTTGTTTTTGGTAGGAAGGATGATAGGAAGGATGGTTTTACTGGTGTTACTGGTGTTACTGGTGTTACTAATGGTGTTTTTGATGGTACTGTACCTGTCTCTGTTACTGTTCCTATTACTGGTACCTTTGACTTAAAAATTGGATTAATTTGTGTTGGATCATGTAATTTTTTAAGTTTAATTTCTAATTTTTTAAGTTGGTCAGAAAAAATTGATGAATTGCTAGAAGTAACTTGATCTAAGTCTTTAAAGGATTCTTTTAATTCTTTCCAATATGTGTCCATTATTTTTGGAAGATTTGCCCCAGAAATATCCGACTTTGGATATCTAAAAGGATAATAAAAAAACTTACCGAATGATGATTCTGGTGTATATGTAGTTATTGGAAGTAATGCATAAATTGTTGGCATAATTTTTAATTTTTCTTTTATATCTGTCATATTATTAATATAATAACTGTATGCCCCTTTTAAAAGGTAGAATAATCCTAATATAATACATAATGGTGGCATAAAAAAACAAACTAAAAATGTAAAAATGAAAAATATAATACGTATTGGTACAGTGTATACAATCATTTCATTTGCCACAATCATTGCCAACATAAGTGCCACAAATGGGAAAAACACCATTTTAAGAATATTTATAGTTTGATCTAAAATATTCTTAAAAAATCTTTTAGCATTGAATTGATTTGGATTAGATTTAATAGTATCAACCGTAGTATTAATTTTAGCACCAATTTCTTTTTCTTTTTCTTTTTCTTTTTTCTTTTGTTTTTTAGCTTTTTCTACAGCAAATTTATCAGCCTCAGGATCTGAAACAGCATTATTAATTTTGTATGAAACTAAATTTTTAGCCTTTGTAAAAATAGATTCATCGCCATCATCGGCAGACATTCTAAATTCATTAACGAATTTAATATAGCCAACACATCACACATATAATAAAGTGATTATAGTGCATATTTAAGCCCACCTGTGCCACCAGATACATTAATCCAATTCAAGTTCTCAACATAAATTGTTATATTATAAAGATAAAATGAATTCGTCGGTAATGGAAATACATTTAAATCCACCTGGAATAATCTAATACGACTACTATTAATTGTACCATCTGGCTGAGTTGTCGGTGAATGAAGACCAAACGGATACACTAATAATTCTGGATCAGGTATACCCGTTAAATACTTCCAAGGCACTACTTGTGTAAAGTAATCTAATGGTTTCTCTTCTTGTAGCAAATTACCATCACCTAATACTGATAGGCCTCGCATAATTGATCGTTGACCATTAAGGACAAATTGCCCTGTCGCTTTATACAAATTAACGACATCTAGTGCACCAGCATATCCACTAGGAATAAATGGAGGTAAAAGCGGATTAACCCAATTTGAGAAATTTGCCACTTGATTTCTATACTGTAAAGAATCAGAACGCCGCGGTACAATTATTAAACGCTCTATTGGATTATGTGTCTGTAACTCAACAAATTGACGAGTCGCAATTTCAGGAAACTGATATGTTGTAACCTGTCTCACCAGATATTGTAGAGGTTGATTTGAAAATTCGGTTCTTTCCTCATCGGTTAAATACACATAAGTTAGTTGAATTCTTGGATTTAATGGCCAGGTATTAAGCAAGGGATTTGGTGTTCCAATATCTGTTAGGAAATTATTAATTGTTACATCCGAAATAGTAGCTACAGATGTGTAATATACATTTTGAGGCTGTAAAGAAATAGGTGACTGATTATATTGATATCCTGGCGCGACTTGAAATCCATTTATATCTAACACTCTATATAATTGATTAATTGGTCTCAAAGTAATTTGAACTTCACACTCCTGATATTGAAGTGCTACTAATGGCAGTGACTCAAATGTTGATTCTGTAAACCAAAATGGGAGTGGAACTTGTAGAGTTCTTCCAGAAATGGATGGTCGATTTACATTTGGTGGAGTAGTAGTTGAATTAGGTACGGGACCATTATTATTGTAAACTAGGGGATATTCTACTCTTTGTGATCCTCCAGCATATAATCCACCCGCTGGATCATATACATCTGGAATATTTCCAACTAATTTTGACCATTTCTGAAAAGCTCGCGTATCTAAATCACACTGTGCTCTTGTAATCATATATGAACCATCAAATCCTTGAATCTTTTGACCTGCTATATAAAATCCAATTTCCTGAATAATATGACAACCAACATATTGTGACCATGCGAAATTATACTGTGCACGGCGGGTTCCATATGATAATTGTTGAGGTAGCTGGAGATATTTACAATAAATATCGG